CAACGGTAGAAGTTGAAATGGAAATGGAGGTTGAAATACCTGTAGAGAAGATAGAGGTGGCCTCAGTAGAATCAGAGCCAGAACCTGTAGAAACTACTTCCGAAAGCAATGAAAAAGAATCTTTAGACCAACCTGCAAAGGAACAAACAGAGCCTAAAGAAGAAGTGAAAGAAGAAGTAAAAGAAGAGCCTAAAGAGGAAACTAAAAAGGAAACTAAGGAAGAACCTAAAAAAGAAGTAAAGGTAGAACCTAAAAAAGAAGTTAAGCCAAAAACCAGACAACAAAAAAAAGAAGACAAACAAAAAGCAGGTACAAAGATTGTTAAGAAAATGGGTAATAAAGGTAGATATGATTCTACAAATCAATTAAAAACGCTTATTGTTATGAATGTAATAGCAGACACTAAATCATTTTTTAGCGCTCAAAAGTTGCAAAAAGACATTCCCGGATTTTTTTCTAGCGCAACTGTCCCTGATGCGGTATTGTCAGATAATAACATAGCGGCATACCTGTTAATGGTGGGTTCTAGTCAAAAAATCAATAATTTAATAAACAGTCAATACGAGTAGGGTAACACATGGCAGAGGTGGAAATCGGTGGAGCAAAAATAACTGGCGGCAAACTTTTTTGGGCGTTACCGTTGTTAGGCGCACTTGGTTCTGGAGCATGGGGCGGTTTTACTTTATACCAAGAGTTTTTAGATTTAAGAGAAGCTACAGAAAATTACGTCAGTCCTGATCTGTCACATATTGATAATCACATGACAATGGTTGAGGGCAAGCTTGCATTGGTAGAGTCTGAATTTGATGCTTTAAAAGAAGTAGATGCGGCAACTGGAGCTGTTATTAGAGAACAAATTAATAATGTAAAAGCCATCGCCGCAACTTTACAAACAGATTTGCATGATCTTCGTATGGACTTAAACCAAGACGTTGCGGAACTTAATAACCATATAGAGGTAACCGCCGATAAGCTTAATGCTAATTTGGATAAACAAGAAGCAAATTTAGACAAGCAAGAAGCTCGTAACAGGCAATCTGTAGAAGATGTTAATAAAACCAGTTCTGATAATGTAACGATTATACGAGGTCTTATTTCCAGTTCAGAGGAGCGAAGGGATAGAGTAGTGGACAGACTCGACAAGAAGTTAGCGGAAACGCAGGCTATGATGGACGCTCTGGAAAAAGAAAACAGAGAGTTAATTGAGAATTTAAAGAAAGACCTAGATAATAAAATAAGGAAAGCATTAGAGAACCCATTAGCGGGAATGTCAAAATGACCAAGAAACTTCAAGAGAAAAGTAAGTACGCAGTAGCAGACGCTGATGGAGATGGGGTTGTGACAGATGAAGAAATGGATCGCCACGCTACTTGGATTCGGCTTGAAAACGAGGACAAACAAGCTGACACACAACGGATGATGGCTATAGTGTCTATGGTCGTTTCTATTGTGGGTGTGGCTTTATTGTTGCTTCCTGTGGTTTCTTTAGATAGAATGGAAACTGTATCGCCAGTATTATCGACGTTTTTAATTGCAAATACGGGTATAGTAGCAGCGTATATAACAGGTTCTGCTTTAAGCAAAACAAAAATGAAATAGGAAAGTAGTATGGCTACATATGTAAATGATCTTAGACTCACTGAGATAGCTACTGGGGATGAGACTGGTGACTGGGGCGATATTACAAATACTAATCTTGAATTAATTGCGGAAGCGTTTTCTTTTGGCACAGAGGCCATAACAACAAACGCTGACACGCATACAACTACGATTGCGGACGGATCAACAGACCCCGGACGCTCAATGTTTTTAAAATACACAGGAACCTTAGACTCTGCTTGTACAATCACAATTGGTCCAAACACGGTAAGTAAGTTATGGTTTATTGAAAACGGAACCTCTGGTTCTCAAAATATCATTATATCTTCAGGTTCTGGAGCTAATATTACAATTCCACCGGGTGATACTAAAGTTATTTATTCTGATGGTGGTGGTTCTGGCGCAGCAATGGTTGATGCTTTTGCTTCTTTAAGTGTTGTAGATCTCAAGGTTCAAGACGATTTGACTGTTACAGATGATTTAATTGTTAATGGCGATATTGATCTTGAAGGTAGCATAGATGTTAATGGTACAGCTAATCTTGATGTCGTAGACATTGACGGCGCAGTTGATATGGCTACAACATTGACGCTTGCTGGTAATGCAGACTTTAATGGTGATCTAGACGTAGACGGTACAACCAATCTAGACGTTGTAGATATAGACGGTGCTGTAGATATGGCAAGTACACTTTCAGTTACGGGTAATGTAACTCTAGGTGGTCAACTTATCATGCCTGATGTCACCTCTACTAAAATGTTAGTCGCTGATGGGACTAGCTATCAGGAAGTGTCTATAAGTGGTGACGTTACCATAGCGAATACAGGGGCTGTAACAATAGCTGCAAATGCAGTCGAAGGTTCCATGTTAAATAATAATGTGATTTCAGGACAAACTGCATTAACTTCAGGTCTTGCCACAGATGACGAACTGTTAGTAAGTGATAGTGGAACACTTAAACGAATGGATGTTAGTGTTTTGACAACATTAACCGACGACAATGCAACAGCCCTAGCCATTGCACTAGGATAGTAAAGGAAAGATAATATGGCAAATACGTTTAAAGTTGTTACACATGATGTAATGCCAGCAAGTTCTGGAACACCAGAAGATTTATACACCACTCCGAGTAGCACAACAACAATATGTCTAGGGATTGTTTTAGCTAATGTTCACACAAGTCAAGTAACGGCATCCGTAAAGTTAGTTTCTGATACAAGTGGTGGCGGTAGAGCCGCAACTAACACAACAACTTTTTTAGTAAAAGATGTGCCGATTCCTGTAGGATCAAGTTTAGAAATATTAAACGGAGCAAAAATTGTGTTAGAAACCACGGATCAAATAGAAGTTGATTGTTCTGTAGCCGACAAAGTTTCGGTAAGTATGAGTATTATGGAGATTACATAATGAGTTATATTGGGAACACCCTTCCAGCCAACTTTCAATCACTCCCAGCGGTGCAACGGTTTAATGGTAACGCAAGCACTACAGCATTTACTTTAGCGGCTGCTATAGCCAACGACCAAAGTATTTTGGTAAGTGTTGATGGAGTAGTACAAGATTCAAATGCTTACTCAGTAAGTGGAACAACTCTTACATTTACTGTTGCACCCTCATCTGGAACAGGTAACATATTTGTAAATACGATTAGCCCGGTTGGATCAACGCTTGTGCCTCCTGATGGGATAGCAATCAATGCTACTACAGGTACGTTTAGTGATGGCCTAACTGTTGATGATGATGGCACTACACCCTTGATTGTTGATCGAGCTTCAAGCGATGGTACAATTATTGAAATACATAAAGATGGCTCTGTAAAAGGCAAAATTGGTAATTCGGGTAATGATCCATACATAGGTAGAAATGCAGGGGTTGGTTTAACATTTCAAAATAATAAAATTAGACCAGCCGATGGTGATGATGGGTCAGGATATGATAATGCAGTTGACCTTGGTGAGCCTACATATCGTTTCAAAGACCTTTACCTTTCAAGTGGTGTCTTTTTAGGCGGCACTGGGTCGGCTAATGAACTTGATGATTACGAAGAGGGAATTTACGGAGCTACTATTTCTTGTGCTAGTGGTTCAATAACTTTAGATAGTACCTTTAATGAATTAGCTTACACAAAAGTAGGGCGAGTTGTACACGTTCAAGGATTTTTAAAAGTCGGATCAGTCAGTTCTCCTACAGGCGCAACAAATTTAAATTTACCTTTTACAGCGGCAGATCTTTCAGACAAAGCTGGAGTCGCAGATAATGTATGCTTTTCTTATTTAAACGGATCGGCTGTAACTAACGGTTATTACATATTATTTTGTGAGTTAGGTGAAAATACAGCTAACAACCGAATTTTCTGGGATAACAATAACCAAGGAAATAATATTGGGGATAATGTTACTGCGACTGGCTCTACCTTACGAATGAATTTTTCATACATAGCCGCATAAATTAAATTATTACTAGTGGATCTAGTAACGGAAAGGAAAAACAAAATGGCACTAACAGAAAATACAGTAGAAGATAAAATAGAAATTGTAGGTGAATACAAAATGGTTCAAGTGAGAACGGCAACAGTTATAAAGAAAGACGGAGTTGAGCTTACTCGTAGCTTCAGCCGTCATGTCGTAGCACCAAATGCTGACATTTCAAAAGAGTCTACAGAAGTAAAAGCAATTTGTAATGCAGTTCACACAGACGCAGTAAAAACTGCATATGCCGCACACTTATCATCACTGGAGTAAAACATGGCACTAACTAAAGTTACAGGTACAGGATTAGGTTTAGTTTCTACTGCAACTATTAAAACTGCCTCAAATGAAGAAGATGCTTTACTGGTAGAACAGTCCGATGGAACAGATGTCGGTTCATTAAGAATAAACAATGGTCGATTTATTCTTAGTGGAAAAAATAGCTCCAACCCAGTGCAAATACAAACTCACGATGGCAACGAAGACATTGAAGTAGACCCTGATGGATTTATTAAAATGGAAACTGCTGGCTCAGAACGTCTCCGTATTGATGCATCAGGCAAAGTGGGAATTGGAACTACAAGTCCGGGTGGAAAACTTACTATTGAAGGTACTCAAAACAGTCTTGATAGTCAGTTAAAAATTACAGCTGCTGGTCAGGTGTCTCAGTACATAGGTGGAAGCAGTGCTGTTGGACTAGCTCTGGGTCATGACAGCGCAAGTTTACCAATAGTTTTTAAAACTGGCGTAACCTCTGGAACAGGTGTTACAGGTTCGGGTACAGAACGAATGAGAATATTAGCTGATGGCAAAGTGGGAATTGGAACTACAAGCCCGGGAGAAACACTTACTGTTACTGGTAATTTCAATGCAACAACGGGTGTTAAATCACTAGGCGTTTATAACAACACAACAGGAACAGGTGCTAATGTAGTTGTTGATAGTGCTGGTGGGTTTGCTCGTTCAACATCATCTTTACGTTATAAAAATACTATTAACGATGCAACACATGGATTAACAGAGTTATTAAAGTTAAGACCTGTTACTTATAAAGGTAATAACGATGGTGATACTCTATTTGGTGGTCTAATTGCAGAAGAAGTACACGATGCAGGTTTAATAGAATTTGTAACATATAATGATAAGAAAGAACCAGATGCTTTAGCTTACGGAAATATGGTATCACTCTGTATTAAAGCAATACAAGAACTATCAGCAAAGAATGATGCTCTAGAAACAAAGAAGGATGCTCTTGAAGCCAGAATTAAAACATTAGAGGACGCATAAATGGCATACATAGGAAAAGGATTAGATAACGGTGTAAGGAACCAATTTGTTTTTGCGGCAACGCAGGGACAAACATCTTTTTCTGGTTCGGACTCAGACGGCAAGACACTAGCGATGACGGACATTCTATATACGGATTGTTATCAAAACGGTGTTAAGTTAAAACCAACCACGGATTACACGGTAACGTCTACGACACTTACGTTGGTATCTGCGGCTAGTTTAAATGATGTGATAAACATTGTTTCATTTGATACTTTTGCAGTACCAGACACCGTGGCAGCTAGTACGGGTGGTACTTTTGTTGGTCAAGTTACTTTTACCGCAGACACTACATTTGCAGATGGTGCAGATATTATTACTGCAACAGCAGGTACATCTAACTTTAGAGCAGGGGTAAATGCAGGTAACTCAATAGCCTCTGGCGGTAACTACAATGTTACTGTAGGTGATGAAGCTGGTACAGCTTTGACTACTGGAGATAATAACGTAGCAATAGGATATGCTGCTTTTGATAGTGCCACAGACCAACAAGATAATGTTGCAATAGGATACAATGCCCTAACAGCAATTACAGCATCTGGAGGTACTTTATGTACTGCTGTTGGCTCAAAAGCATTAGAAGCAAACACTGCTGGATATCATAACACTGCTGTTGGATATGGCGCACAAGATGCTAACACTCACGGCATTAGAAATGTATCAATGGGCAGGGATAGTCTTGGTGCAGACACTAAAGGTTCTTACAATACAGCAATAGGGGATGTAGCATTAGCTACTCAAAACTTTACAACAGCGACAAGTAGTTACAACACAGCAGTTGGAGCATCTGCTGGTACAGCAATAACTACAGGTATTCAAAATACCCTAATTGGTTCTGAGGCTGGTGACGCTTTAACGGATGCTGATTTTAATGTGGCTCTGGGCTATGGCGCACTTGGAGCAGACACACAAGGAAGTAAGTCTACTGCGATAGGTTACGGAGCTTTGTTTAGACAAAACTTTACGAGTGCCACGGATAGTTTAAACGTAGCGATTGGTCACGGTGCTGGTGAAAACGTAACCACAGGCGTTAGAAATACTACTGTTGGTGCGGAGTCTTTAGACGCAAATACAACAGGATCTGACAATACGGCTCTTGGTAAAAGTGCTTTAAGTGCTAACACTACAGCTAGTAATAATGTTGCCGTAGGAAAGTCTGCATTACAAGCAAATACTACAGGTCATTCAAATACTTCTGTTGGTAAAGGTTCTATGGGAGTAAATACTGAAGGTATTAACAACGTAGCAATTGGAAATAATGCCCTAGATGCAAACACTACAGGAGGTCATAATACTGCTGTTGGACAGGCTTCTTTAACAGCAAATACAACTGCAAGCGATAACACAGGAGTTGGACACAGCGCATTAGAAGCAAATACTACAGGCACAAACAACACAGCAGTTGGTAAAAACTCTGGGGCTGCAAATACAACAGGTGCGCAGATAACATCAGTTGGTTCGCAAGCATTAAAAGCCAACACCACAGGAGCTTATAATGCTGCGTTTGGATATAGGGCTGGTGATTCTATAACAACGGGTAATTATTGTACATCTATTGGTAATCTCGCTAACACAGTTACTACAACAGCCGAAGGTGTAACTATAGTTGGTTATGATTGTAACCCTTCGGGGGCTACTGTTAGCAACGAACTTGTTATTGCTACTAACGGTATGACAGGTAAAGGTAGTCAAACTGCTTTTATTAACGGTGGTAATGGCCCTACTTTTAACGGAAATAATACTACTACGTTTGCACAGACCTCAGATAGAAGAATTAAAAAAGATATTATACCCAACAACAAAGGCTTAGAATCAATAAAACAAATTGAACCTAAGTACTTCTACTATAAATCAGATGAAGAAATGCAAGAGGAGCTTCCTGATGCAAAAGAAGGGTTGCCGTTAGATAGACAGTTTACTTCTGCTATTGCTCAAGAACTTAAAGAAATATTTCCAGAAGCCATAGAAGAACGTACTGAAAATAAAATTATGTCAGTTAATACTGACCCTATATTTTGGTCAATGGTAAATGCAATCAAAGAACTATCAGCAAAGAACGATGCTCTTGAAGCTCGTCTAAAAACCTTAGAAGGATAAAGAAAATGGCTAGAACTAAAGAAGAAAAAGCACAAGATTACACAGCAATGGGTCACTCAATAGACCTTATTAATGCTGTAATAGCTGGCAACAGTATGGCTGATGAAGCAGCAGTAGATAGACAAGCCTGTGTTGACAGAAATGTAGCACACCTTGAGCTAATGAAAGCTAAATCTGATTGGGGCAGTGAGTCAATGACGGCTACTACTAACGCAATAACTGCTGGTAAGGGTTACACTGCATCATGAGTAAAGCCGCAGAATTAGCCAGTTTAGCCAGTGCCTCAGAAACGGCTTTAAGTAATCGAAATATTGCTTATAATGGTGCAATGCAAGTGTCACAGAGGGCTACCTCCGCAACAGGACTAGGTGGTGCTACCAGTTATCCAACTTGTGATAGGTGGAATCTGCAAGGAGGAACTGCTGGTAGACTTACGATGACACAAACAGCAGATGGCCCTAGTGGGTTTGCTAATTGTATTAAACTAGATTGTACCACCGCAGATACCTCTGTTGCCGCAGACGAATATCTTATTCTTAGACAGTTATTTGAAGGACAGGATCTACAGAGAATAAAAAAAGGTACGTCAGCCGCAGAGCAGATAACAGTAAGCTTTTATGTTAAAGCTAGTGGAGCATTTAACTTCATTTTAGAGTTATTTGATAGAGACAATACTAGGGGAGTTTCTAAATTATATGCTACAACAACTGATTGGGTTCGGCACGAAATAACATTTCCAGCAGATACAACGGGTGCTTTTGGTGATGATAATGCTAATAGTATGGATCTTGCTTTTTGGTTACACGCAGGATCAAACTACACTAGTGGTACACTTCAAACTTCTTGGGTATCAAATACTAACGCAAACAGGGCGGCTGGAATAAGTTCTTTTGTTAGTAGCACTGACAACGAGTTTTTCATAACGGGAGTTCAGATGGAAGTCGGCCCAGTAGCCACACCCTTTGAAGATCGTTCATATGGGCAAGAGTTGGCCTTGTGTCAAAGGTACTATCAGACGATTAATCCAAAAATTAATGCTATCTTTGCGGCTGGATATCAAAACAATTCAGAACGTATTTCCCAAGTTCACAGATTAGGAATTGAAATGAGAACTGAGCCAACTTGCACGGTAAGCGGAACTTGGACTGTATCAGGTTGCGATCAACCAGTGTTTACGAGTTTTAGTAAAAATGTTGTTAGCACACATATTTTAAAGTCTGGCGGTTCAGCAGGATCAGCTTATTATCACGCAAATGGAACAGACGACTTTTTTTCAATGGATGCGGAGTTATAAGATATGGATCAAGAATATAATATTACATCAGCAAAATATGTGTCTTCAGTATCTGGTCATAATTCGCACGTTTTAGCTACGATTAACGGAACTGAAATGGCAGTGCCTTTAAACTCAGAAAACCGACACTACGCAGCTATCCTTGAATGGGTGGCAGATGGAAATACAATCACAGCAGCAGGAGGATAAAATGGGAAAAGGTCAAATATGTTATCAATATTAGGAACAGTCTTAGGTTTTGCTAGTTCAGCAGTTCCAGCAATTACAGATTCATTTGCTAGGAAACAAGACAATAAACATGAACTAGATAAGATGAAAGCTATGGCAGAGCTAAGAGCTTCTGGCTACGATCAAGACCTTAAAATGTATGAAACAATGGGAGCCGACAAAGAACATGATCGACTTATCCAACATGATATATCAATTAATAAGGGTGTAGGTTTTATAGCTGGATTACAAAAATCTGTGCGTCCTGTAATCACATACGCATTTTTTCTTTTGTTTGCGACCATTGAAATAACACTACTTATGGAGGCTCTGAAGTCTGGAACTAATTTTGCCGAAGCCATACAAGTCTTATGGGATGAGGAAACCAAAGGAATCTTTGCGGCTATTCTAGCTTTCTGGTTTGGGTCAAGAGCTATAGATAAAGCAAGGAAGGTATAAATGAATTTAGAATTATTAATAGAACAGTTAGAAATTGATGAAGGTGTGGTTGAAGAGGTGTATTTAGATCATTTAAATTTAAAAACAGTGGGAATTGGGCATTTATGTAGACAAGGTGAACCCGAATACGATATGGAAGTAGGCGATCCTGTAAGCAGAGAAAGAATAGATGAACTTTTTAATGAAGATATAGAAAGCGTACTTTCCGACTGTAATAGCCTTTATCCTGACTTTGATGAGCTTCCAGAAGAGGCACAACAAATAATTTGTAATATGATGTTTAACATGGGGTTAGGTCGTTTATCTGCGTTTAAAGGTATGAAGCGTGGTGTAGATGCAAGGGATTGGCAATCTGCGGCAGACGAGATGGTTGACAGTCGTTGGTATAATCAAGTAAAAAATAGAGCAGATCGTTTGGTTGAAAGAATGAGACAAATAGGATAAAGACTAGCCAAACAAGATAATTTTTGTTAAATTAACCTAGAAAGGTGGTTTCCTTGTTAAAGAACACAGCTATGATGGGTAGATTTGGCGACACAGAGGTGGCTCACGTTAGTCCCGGTGAGGTCGTTGTTCCACGTCCAGTTTTGGAAAACAACCCTAATCTGGGTGCTGGTATTGCTACTGCTATATCGAATATGGGGGGAAACCCAGATCGTTACGTTGTGGGCTCACAAAGTAATAGTATAAATCCTAATACTGGAAACTCAGAATATTTTTGGAAAGAATTACTTTCTATAGGAAAAAGTATTTTTGGTTCTGGAGTTGGAAAAGATGTAATTACAAATGTAGCTTTGCAAAAGTTAATGGGTGGTAAAGTAAACGCAAAAGAAGCTTTAGCAAGTGGATTAGTAGGTGGATTGAGTGGAGACTCAGGTTTTTTTGGTGAAGGAGGAGGCCAACAAAAGCCTAAAATAAAAGCTACAACTAAAAAGGCACCTAATGCTTTAACAGAAAGCATAGCCCCTGTTGCAAAAAGAGAAAAGGCAGAAGGTACAATGGGTATTGGTAGTCTTCTTGCAGATGCAGTGGGCGGTAAAGGAAAGAATAATTTTTTAACTGATTTATTAAACAGTAAAGGTGGAGAGGCTTTATTGTTTGGTTTGGGATCAACATTTTTAGATAAGATATTTGGAAAAGAAGAAGAATCACCCGGAAGAAGACCGTTTGGAGGAACTACTGAATTTAGACCTATCTTAGGGGGCTATAATGATGGTGGTAAAGTTTTTCCTAGAAGAGATGGTGGAATAATGCCAAGCGAGGGCTCTGGAACTAAAGATGATGTTCCTGCAATGCTTACAGCGGGTGAATTTGTCCTTACTAGAAAGGCTGTAGAAGGTCTTGGGGGCGGAAATCTTAATAAAGGAATCCAGAACGGATATAAATTAATGAATGGTCTTGAGGATATGGCATAATGGCTGAAGTTGTAGAAAGTATTAATCGTCGTCCAGAATACATAGAGGAACGTGAAAAAGCTCTATTAGATCAGATATTCGGTAAATATAACGAAGAAACTGGTCAATACGAAGGCGGCACGATTCAACAGGAAAATCTGTTTAATATACCAGAATATAGAATGGCTGGTCTTGATCCCTTAGAGCTACAAGCACTTAATTTAGCAGGCAGTGAGGGATTTATTAATAGATACTCTCCTTACTTTGAAACATCCGCTGATGCTATTGGTTCAGGTTTAGGAACTATGACTAAAGGTGCTGGATTTTTTGATGAGGCAAAGTCAAAAGTTGATGCAGGAACTGGTTCTTTTGATCCTGCTACTGCGACATCTAAATTTATGAACCCATACAGACAGCAAGTTATTGACGAAGCTATGTCTCAAATTGATAGGCAGGGAGACATTAGTAAAAACAAACTTGCGGCTAGTGCAATTCAAGCAGGGGCGTTTGGAGGTTCCAGAGAAGGCGTACAAAGAGCCGAAACCGATAGAAATATTTTAGCTCAAAAGTCTCAAACTATAGCTAATCTTTTAGATAAAGGTTACAGTGACGCATTAAAAACGTCTTTAGGTTCTTTTGAAGAAGAAAAGAAAAGAAACTTAGAATCAGGTAGGCTAACAGGTGGACTAGGAGCTTCCTTGTCAGGTGTTGGAGCTAACATGGGAAGTATTGGCGGAACTTCTGCGGATGTAGGTAGGGTTTACGGATCTATGGCTCCTAATGATTTAAGGCTTTTAGCGGGTCTTGGAGGCGGAAACAGAGCATATGAAGATGCAAGGATAGCAATGGCTCGTAAAGAGGCTCAGAGGCCGCTTGAGGAGGCTACTAGACCTTTAGACTATGGTTACGGTGCATTGAAAGGAACGCCTTCAGCGGGTATCTATAGCACTTACAGGCCACAACCTTCTGCTAATCCATTTTTAAGCGGAATAGGAGCATACACAACTATTCAAGGCATAAACCAAGCATAAGGGTAACAAAATGGCTATTGTACCAAGAGTAAAATCAAGAGGGGTAGACTACGATCCATTTGAAGAAAGTGGTTTAGGAACTTCTCAATCTGTTATCAAGTCAACTGAAAGAGCCGAAGCCGCTGAACCATATAGAGATTTTTTTGGAAATTTTTCATCAGACAGACTTTTAGGTTCTTTAATGGGTCTTGGTTCAAGCACATTAGGCACAGGCGCAAAAGGTATAGGTTATGGTTTAGATTTTTTAAATTTTCCTAATGCAGGGGCTTCTATGTCAGATATTGGTAGTGATTTTTATGATGACGCAGGTTCTTATTTTTCAAAAGGACTTTTAGGAGGATTAAAAAATGAATTAGGATTATCTCCTAAAGAAGATGAAATTATAAAAATATCACAAGAACTTAATTTACGTCCTGAATTTGTAAAAGCTCAATTAGAAAGAGATAGAAAAGCAAATATAGAAAAAATAAAAAAAATGCCAGAAGAATCTAGTATTTTTGAAGAAGATGTAGATATGAGCTTAATGGGATCTATTGCTAAAGCCGCAGAGCAAGCTAAACAAGATGAAAAAACAAATTTAGATGCTTTTCCTAAATTAAATGCAGACGAAGCTATAAGAGCTGAAAATGAAGCTAAAAGATTAGAAACTATAGCACAAGATAAAGCTGAAGCTGAGG